TATTTAGTCAATCTGACTTTATCTTTGGGCTGTTGAGTCAATGTGTGGTCAGCATCAAGAACAGAATCATTGTTCCCAGAGGCAGATACAGGTGTATCTATATAAACACCTTCCTCCTGCAGCAATTTCACCTGATGTGGAGAGACATATTCATCAATTGCCACTCCAAGTGCATCATCAACTGTTGTAGCTGCAGGATCTATCCTGAAATTTTGCGGTTGAATGGGATTTACTTTGACAATGACTCGGTTTTTCTCTTTTGTGCCTTGTTCAGCTCCCATCTGAGTCACTCGTACTGAGGGAATTAGCTCAATCATGTTTTCAACAACGATTTCAGCCAAGCCAGTGCCGTAAACTGCTGAGTTAAGCAGAACTTCACTCACATTTTTGCGAATCTGCGCTTTTTTAAAATCCTCTGTGAGCTTATTTTGCAAATAGGAAATTTTTGCTTTCTCTTGACCAGCCTGTTGTCTGGCCATTTGCAGCATTTGAGCCTCTTGCTCATTGCGTGGCTGTACTTCTGGCACTTTTATGTCATCTCGAATCGAGAAAAAGTTTGAACCTCTGCCAAAGGTAGCCTCTTCTATCTCTGCAACACTAGATTCTACAGCTTGCTGCAGAGCAGGACTGATGATCGTTGATCTTTCGCTGTTGTTTTCCTGATCATCTGCTGACCAGATCCCTCTCCAGAGCCTGTAATACTCTTCATGCTTCTTTTGGTAATTGGTGACATAATGACTTTCCCAAGTATCAACCTTGTCGATAACCCAACCTTCTAAAGTGTCGGAGTTAAAATCGGAATAATCTTGATCATCCATCAATAACCAACCTTAGCGTCTGTGAAAACGCTTTCATCATCAAAAGTAAAATCGGAGAAATAACTCTCTTTGGCCAATGCGTCAATATAACTGAGGGAATCAATCAGATCGTCATGCACTTGTTCGTTGGGAAAAAGATACAACTCCTCAAGAAATTGCTCATTCCAATCTCCCTTGTTTAGCTTGATTTGTCCGTTTTCAAATCGTCCTTGTAATGCCCAAATAATTCTCGCTGTCTTGTTTTGGTTGCCATGCGTTAAAAGCTCAATATGAAAATATCTGGCTCGTTGTCGCATCATGTCCGACAGTGGTGACAGCACAGCTTGAGCGGCAATTCCTCTTTCAATGCCTACTGAGACAGGTCTGTGTTCTGCTACCGCTTCAAATATTTTTTCTGCAGTTTCGAATACATCCCAACGTCCAGCAATTATTTCTTTGACCCACCAACCCTCTGTATTAACTTTGACTATGGAAATCGCAGAGTTGTCTAAGTGTTTTTGTTTTTTTCTTCTGGATCCTGGCTCTGCGAATCCAGCCAAGTCAATGCTGATAAAGTAATCCCCATTTGGCTCTTCTTCTGAGAAACTGACCCACTCCTCTTTAAAAACTTCAGACCCTTTCGCTTCAAACGAAGCCATGAATTCTTGACGGAACGCAAAACTCGACATACCCTTTTTGGCTGCATCTATCTCCTCCTTGTCCAGTAAGTTATTGTCATAGGATGTGAAATGAAAACCTTGCCACTCTTCAAAATCTTCCGCTAATGATTGAGTATAAAGATCATAAAAATGATTTCTGCCGATTGGAGTTCCAATCATTAAGCACTCACCTTTTAAATCTGTCAGTGCTGGTCTAAGCACTAGCTCCCAAGTTTCTGGAGCCATGTCTGCGAACTCATCAAGGCAGACAAAAGCCAAGCTTGCGCCACGCATATTTTGTTCTCGATCCGAGGATTTGAGAGATATGATTGAGCCGTTGTTGAGAGTGATCTGCATATTGTTGATATGGCTGGAAGCAATTACCTCATGGCCGAGTTCCAGTAACAAATTCCACATAATGTCTCTGGCTTGAGCTTGAGTCGGAGCGACATAAAAGACCTGACACTTTTGCTCGATCCCTTTAAACAAAAGCATACAAGCAGCCAAACGAGACTTGCCTGTTCTGCGTCCTGCAGCAACTACCTTAAATCTGGCAGGATGATTCCAGACTTCCTGCTGCCAATCTAAAAGACTTAATCTCAGATCCATGCCATCTCCAACTGATTTGGATCGCTGATGCGTTTGTTTTTTAGTGAGCCAGCATAATCTTGCCAATCTACAGAGTTAAAAATGGCTCGATTGTTTACATATCTTTGAAAATGAAATTGATAATTGTCGCTTTTGTCATAAGGCATTACATAGGGATCACAACCATAGTCTTTTAATATTTGAACTCTGTGGTAATCCTCTTCTGGTGTGCTGTTGTAGCCAATAAGCACATAGAAAGCCATTTGATAGGGTTTGATTCCTGCTTCCATGCAAATTTTTATCCCTTTATGTATCAGCTTCTCGTGTCTAGCATCATCCCAAGCAAAACTTACTTGTCGGAAAGTGCCTTTGCGATTTGTAAAATAAACACTCGCCAATGCTTGTGCTTGCTCTTCTTTTAAGTTTCGTATGTTCAGACCCTGATTAAAATTTACTCTGAGCTTGTATTCTTTGATCTCTTCTATCCTTTCTCGCCACTCAGGGTTTCCGAAAAAATCGTTGTCGAGCAAAATCACAAAATTGCTGTCTCTTTGTGTCCAGATTTCATCAATAGTCTTAACACCTTTCACTTTCCCTTCTTTTTCTGGCACAACACAAAAATCACAACGTAATCGACAGCCTCTCTGAGTAAAGCCGATAGAGTGAGGAAAGTTATACAAGGAATAATCTGGAACTAGGTTTTCGATGTGATCCGGCAGATTCTTTTTAATATCGTAACCAGTGCCTCCGATCTCCATTCTTTCATCATCAAGCATTGATGGATCTGAAAAATTGAAAATCTTGGAAGCATAGATCTTGTCATACTCATTTTTAAACAGAGGTGAATAAGTCTCCACCTTATCTCCCTGCTCTTTGTGATAAGCAGACAGCTTCATCAAGGCCAAGTTAGGGATCTTGCTATCTACATCGTATATACCAACTTTCATTTACTAATATGGCTTTGGTCTGCGTACTTTTTTTTTCTTTCCTGGCATCTGTTTTCTCCTGTTAATAATCTCGACAGTGCCAATACTTGGCTGTGAATCTGTCAGTTGCTTTTGAACAATTACGTCTTGCTCGAATTCTTGCTTCTTCACCTTTTCTGGCATTTGTAAATCTGACTAGCTTCACCTCAGATCCTTTCTTAGCCAAAACTGCTTGTTGTGTGTTGGATCTTCTTTGATTTTTTGGCTCGTTGTATCCTGAGAAAAGCTGACCTCTATATTTCAATCTGCCACTTGGTAGTTTTTTCACATTCTTAGTTGTTGCCATAACTCACCTCATAACTTTTATGATCTGTGCAGCGACTTGAGGGACAATTGCGTTCCCTGCACAACGCAAGATCCCCACCCGGTTGGGTATCCCATCAGCCAGAGGGAAAAGAGAGGGTTCAACAGGGATGACCCTTGTTTTTCCGTCTTTACATCGCACTGTCTGACAGCTCCCCCAAGGGTTGTGCCTGTCTTTTTGTTGTATTGACCAACCATCTGAATATTGTCCTGAGCCGTCACTGTTGGCCACAGAACAGATTTTGCTTGCATCTGTATGTCCGTTAAGGAGATCCCCATCTTCTGACCTCTTGCTGCAAATTTTTTCTTTCTGTTGAGATAGTTCTCTGGACTCCCATTGGCTGGTTTTGCCACTGGAGTTCCCCAATCTGCCATTTTCGCTATGTTGGGTAACTCCTTCTTGCCTTTCCCTGCTGATCCTCTTCCATCGCTGAAAATTGGAGTTGGCCACGAACCACAATCTTGATCTCTTGTGGAGGGCTCCGACTGCTGAAGCTGGAATAATGATCGCCCCTGCTGCGTAGTCACTGGATTCCAAATCACTTTGGACTTGATCGAGCCATCCTTGATTAACTGCTGCGCTAACTTGTTCTCCAAAAATGATTGTAGGTCTAAGCTGTCGGATGAGATCGAACCAGACAGGCCATAGGTGCCTTTCGTCCTCTTCTCCTTTTTG